TCAAGACTTGATCTTTCTTTAGGAAACAGTACTACATATTCGTCAGGTTTTGGAACCTGGCCTTCTTCAGCTCTTTCTTGTTCTCTAGTGTTTAAGTTTTCTGCTAAACTAGCACCTCCAGTTTGTAATAATTCTGAAACAGTTGTTCCTGTTAAATTTACATCTGCTTTAATGCTTTGTACTTGATCAGCCATTGCTTTTTCGTGCCAAGGAATAGCAATAACATTGTATTCGCTTCCACCTTCAGTAACTTGAAAATCTACACTTGCTAATTTTAACGGAAATATTCTACGTAGTCCTGGTTTTGATATGTTATTACCATAATCGTCCCAACCTTTGAATTCTACACTTAAAACAAACGGTGCTTCAAGATAATTTTTATGACCAGCTTTAGCTGCTGCTACTTGTATTGTTTGCAAGAACAGACCCATGCTGTAAGGTTCAGTAACTTTGAATTCTATATTAGTTGCATTTGTTTGTTTTGTTGCTTGGTTTAATCCAACAAGCGAATCTATATTAACATTATCAATAAAATATTCTAATCTTCCTTGAGATTCATATATTGTGGTTGCTTTGCTGTTTCCAAGGCCGCCGCCTGATCTTAAAATTGTAATCCAAGGATCTCTTCTGCGATATGTCAAGTCAGGAAAGTTAATTTCAAAATTAGTTAGAACTCCTAGTGTAAAAATAGATGTGTATGATGCAAAATCTTTTAAATCATTTCCTTTTTTAGATCCTCCAAAAAGTCCGCCGGCTATCACAGATAACAACGCTCCTCCAGGATTGCCCAAAATTGATTGCATTTCTGTTGCTCTTGATGCAACCTCGTTTATTGGGTCTGCTACTGCTCCTGCTATTTCTTCAACTGCACCATCTATGCTGTCTCTTATTGCATTTACTGTAATTCCTGCACTGTTAACTATGTTAGAATCTCTAACTGCTGATTCTACAAAATCTTCAACTTGCCTGCCTGCGGCAGCTGCTCTTCGTGCTAAATTTTGTGCTTGGAATGTCATATTACAATCCTAATAATTTTCTTAGTTGTGGACCTTTAGGAAGATAAATTTCTACACCTTCTTCAAAATCATAAATTGGATCTTTGATTACATCCATGTTTCTTTGAGCAAATACCCACCAAAGGTCCTTGTTTCCATACAAATCGTATGCAAGCAAATCTGGTCTATGTGTATACTGTACTTCTATTGTATATAATATGTCATCACTTTGTTTTGGTACTGGTCTAATAGATAAAAAATCTAGGTATTGAGAGTTTTTTATTTTAGTTTTGTGCCAAGGACTACTTGAACTGTATTTGGCCATTAAATAAATCCTCCGCCATTAGGACCTATGTATCCACCGTTGACAAATTTATCTAAACTAAATGACTCTACTGCTCTTCTACTGTAAATTGGAGCAACTGTAACTTGGATATTGCTTCTTGTAGGTACCCATGATGCTCCTTCACCAACATTACATTTAATATAATCTATATCTTGGCCAAGTTCAACTGCAAAACTATTAACAATTACAGGAACATTTTTAAAAACAAAATCACCGTAGCCGTTTAATCGCACAACAGGTGGGGGTGAACCAGAATTTGATGTTTGACCATATGCCATTTTTGTAACTGATCTTAAATAATGTATAGCTGCTATCCAATATTCAGCTTCTTTTGCATTTTCAACATAAAAATCTCCCACAATACTAAACTGTTCCACTCTTGAGTTCTGGTATGCATAAAAGGGATAATTACTGTGTATTGGTTGTATTTGATTATAACCAGCAGAATGAGTTATATAAATCGTAGGAGTATATGGAAAAACTAGACCACTTGTTTCTGTTAGTGGACTTAAAACCGGACTGCCTGCAAAATTACTAGGTAAACTTAACTTGACTCGCCAATCACCACTACTAGAACTTGAACCCCAGTTACCTTCTGCTAAACTAATTTCTTTTGGAACAGCATCAGCAAATAACCCAAATGCTCGAAGAGCTTTTCCAAATCCAGTATCACTTACAAAATCTGCTACTCGTTGTTTAGCTGTGTCTACTAGATTGCCTCCTGTTCGTAAAAACTCAGATCCTACTGTGTTGGCTACACTATCAAAAGGATTTTGGCCGTTACGCACTTGTGATGCTAAGTTTCTTGCTTGTCTTGGTCCAATCATTTGGTTCTCCTATAAAGTATTTATTGACTTTTTTAACTGCGTAGTTTATAATAAGATATAATGTTTGGAGAATCTATGAAAAAAATTAACTATTTGAATAACAAAGACATACTTGCGGAGATACACAAGTCAAAAAGCAGTTTTTGTAGTTTTGTTGATGATGATTATCATCAATTTGACATAATACTACCAAGTGTAGACAAAATTAATATCAGAACTATTGCAGAAGCAAAGCGTAACAAAGCAAAAAGATTGTCAGTAGCAGAGTTTGAACGGGCAAAAGAATCAGGCAAACGCAAAAAGATGGCAGAATGTGAAGTTGACTACAGAAAGATCACAAAAGAAGAGCTAATCTTTCGTGTAATGACATATGATCACATTCCGGACGAACCAGGTCGCAAAAAAAATCCTAAAACAGAAGCAGATAAAAAAGTAAGGCTAAATTTTCCTCCCTTTCAACACTATAAATTTAACGAAAACGACGAATTAATATGTGTAGGAAAAAGCCACTGGCAAGGTGGAATGGAAAACGGCGTATTTTCTATGAATCACGGAACTGCTACTACAAAACTAGCTAGAATGTGGATGAAACTGTGTGATAGATACGGTACAAGAGGAAATGTGCGAGGATATACATACAATGACGAAATGCGTGGTCAGGCAATACTACAACTTACTCAAATCGGTCTACAGTTTGACGAGTCTAAAAGTCAAAATCCATTTGCTTACTACACAGCAGCAGTTACAAACTCATTTGTACGTGTTATCAATATTGAAAAACGCAATCAAAACATTCGAGACGACATTCTCGAAATGAATCATTTAAATCCTAGCTACACTAGACAAAGTCAAGGTGAATGGGAAAATCAGATGAAACGAGAAGAAGCAAGCAAAAAAACCTCTTGACTTTAGCGAATTTTTGCGTTACACTTAGTATAACATAACTGAGGATTGAATATTGTTTAAGAAAGCAGCAGTTTTTACCGATATCCACTTGGGCCTTAAAGGCAACTCTAAGGTTCACAATGATGATTGCGAAGACTTTGTGGATTGGTACATAGAACAGGCACAGGCAAATGGCTGTGAGACTGGCATATTTTGTGGTGATTGGCATCATAATCGTAATTCACTTAACCTAACTACCATGGATGCTACTATCCGATGCTTGGAAAAGCTAGGGAAAGCATTTGATAAGTTCTATATGTTTGTTGGTAACCACGATTTGTACTACAAAGACAAACGTGATGTAAGTTCAACAGAGTTTGGTAGACACATTCCAGGTGTAACATTGGTAGACAACATCTATGAGGAAGATGATGTAGCACTTGTGCCGTGGTTGGTAGGCGATGAATGGAAAAAAATTGAAAAAATAAAAGCCAAGTATATGTTTGGACATTTTGAACTTCCAAGTTTCTATATGAACGCTATGGTACAAATGCCAGACCACGGTGAACTCAAAGCAGAACATTTTAAAAATCAAGATTATGTTTTTTCAGGGCATTTCCACAAGCGTCAAAAGCAAAGCAAGATTCATTATATAGGTAATGCATTTCCGCACAACTATGCAGATGCATGGGACGATGACCGCGGTATGATGATACTTGATAAAGAAAATAACAAAGAACCAGAATATTTAAGTTGGGCAGACTGTCCAAAGTACAGAACTATCGGACTAAAACAACTATTAGAAGACACAGACAACATTATCAAACCTAAGATGTATTTGCGTGTTACTATTGATGTACCTATTTCATTTGAAGAGGCTACATTTATCAAAGAAACATTTGTCAATCAATACAAGTGTAGAGAAATATCACTTATTCCACAAAAACAAATGGAAGAAATTACAACAGATGTTGATATTCAGCAGTTTGAAAGTGTAGATCAAATTGTAAGCGGAGAAATATCAGCTATTGATTCAGAACAATTTAACAAAAAGATGTTATTGGACATCTATAACGAGCTATAATGATTAAAATTAAAGACCTAACCGTAAAAAACTTTATGAGCGTGGGCAATCAAACCCAGGCTGTAGATTTCAACAAGGAACAACTAACACTTGTGCTTGGTGAAAACCTTGATCAAGGCGGCGATGACGCAGGATCAAGAAATGGTACGGGCAAGACCACAATCATAAACGCCCTCAGTTATGCTCTGTATGGTGTTGCCCTTACCAATATTAAACGTAACAATCTAATCAACAAAACTAACTCTAAAGCAATGTTGGTTACACTACATTTTGAAAAAGACGGTATTGATTATAGAATCGAACGCGGTCGTTCACCTAATGTTCTTAAATTTTATGTAAATGACGAAGAACAAGAGTTAGATGATCTTAGTCAAGGTGACAGTCGTAAAACACAAGAGTCAATTAATGAACTTTTGAACATGAGTCATGACATGTTCAAACATGTTGTTGCACTAAACACCTATTCAGAACCGTTCTTGAGCATGAAGCAGAATGATCAACGTGCTATCATTGAACAACTTTTAGGTATTACTATACTATCTGAAAAAGCAGAAACACTAAAAGAACAAATGCGCCTTACTCGTGAAGCAATCACAGAAGAAAATGCAAAAATACAGGGTATACAAAGTGCAAACGAAAAAATTCAAGACACAATTGAAAGCCTACGCAACACACAGCGAGCTTGGTTGAGCAAACAGCAACAGGATGTTCAAAGACTACAGCGAAATATCGATGAATTAGAACATTTAGACATTGATCAAGAGCTTGACAACCACGAAAAACTACAGAGTTGGACAGAACTAAACAATGCAATCGTGGCTCTTAATAAAGAAAAAAGCACACTTGACTCAGCACTACTACGTGCCACTAAGTCAGTAGAAAAAGCCGAAAAAGACATCGCAAATTTAGAAGATGCTACCTGTTATACCTGTGGACAAGCACTGCATGACGACAAAAAAGCAGAACTTGAAGACCGCAAAGCCAAAGAACTTGCAGATGCACAGGCATACTACAAAGAAGTAGCAGACAAGCTCAAAGAAGTAGTTGATGGTCTTGAAGAAATTGGTGATATCAATGGACGTCCAGACACATTCTATGAAACTGCTAAAGAAGCATATGAACACCGCAACAATGTTGACAGTTTGAAGCAGAGTTTAGAAAACAAACGTGCTGAACAAGATCCATATGATGCACAGATCAAAGAATTAGAGCAAACTGCTATCCAAGAAATTGATTGGACTCCGGTAAATGACCTTGACAACTTCAAAGAACATCAAGAGTTTCTACACAAACTACTCACAAACAAAGATAGTTTCATACGTAAGAAGATTATTGAACAAAACTTGGCATACTTGAATAATCGCCTTACTTATTATATAGTAAAACTTGGATTACCGCATCAAGTGGTGTTCCAAAATGACTTGTCAGTTGAAATTACACAACTTGGACAGGATCTTGACTTTGATAATTTGAGTAGAGGTGAGCGCAATAGACTTATACTTGGTATGAGTTTTGCATTCCGCGATGTTTGGGAGAGTTTGTATCAAAACATCAACTTGTTGTTTATTGACGAGTTGATTGACAGCGGTATGGACACAGCAGGAGTAGAAAACTCATTGGCAATTCTTAAAAAGATGGGTAGAGAAAGACACAAGAATGTATTCCTAATCTCTCACAAAGACGAACTTGTTGGTCGTGTTAATCATGTACTAAAAGTTGTGAAAGAAAATGGCTTTACCAGTTACGCAAACGACATAGAGATTGTAGAATGAGTGCAGAAATAGTAGTAAGCAACTTGGTCGGTCAGGGAGAGATTGCAATAGACAGACTCTACATGGGCTTTCCTAACAAAATTTATGTTATTAACAAAGACTTCTCACAATACAAAGGCGAAATCAACAAACGTTCAATACTTGTAAAAGGCACAGAAGGCAAATTTAGATCACACGTTTACAAAACACAGGACGGAAGATGGTTTGATAGATCAGGCATGCCTATAAGCAAACCCGATTCATTAGAACGAGACGATGAGTGATATAAAAGACGATATACACGATCAACTAACCAAGGCATACATGGAGTACTTTAAACAAAATGAAAAGTTTGAAGCACGAAACAGTGTGCGTACACATGCAGCCGCTCGTAGATGGCTACGTGAGATACGCAGATTGGCAAGATTACGCTCTATAGAAATACACGAAAAGCACAAAACCAAAAAAGACCAAGGCACCGAATAGGCACGGGTAAGTATCCATATGCAATGGACTTATCAAGGAGAAATAGTTGACGAAATTCCTCAAGGAGTTGAAGGCTTTGTCTACTTGATAACAAATCTTACAAACAATCGCAAATACATAGGCAAAAAATTAGCCAAATTTAAAACTACCAAGCCACCACTTAAAGGCAAGAAAAACAAAAGACGTGGAACTAAAGAATCAGACTGGAGAGACTATTGGGGATCTTCAGATCATTTAATAGCAGACGTCAAGCGATTAGGCCCAGACAAGTTCACAAGAGAAATACTACACTATTGTCCCAGCAGAGGCGTACTAAGTTATTTAGAGGCAAAGGAACAATTCGACCGAAGAGTTTTAGAGACAGATGAGTATTACAACGGAATTATTAATGTGCGGGTCGGAAGTTCCAAAGTATTAAAAGAATATTTACAGGCAAACAAGAACGCTGTTTGATCGAGGTTGCTCGATCCTCCAAGATTCTGCGTGAAAGATCGCCGATGGGTGTGGAGATGTTCAACAGGCTGTATGCTACGAAAACC